ATATTATTTACAATGTAGTCGGCAGCGATATTATACAAATAAGGGAGTCTATCACCTCTACGACCTAAATGATCAAAAACACAGTGTAGGATTTCGTGTGCAATAACAAACTCAATTTCTTTGTTTGACATTGCGTTAAAGAATTGTGTGTTAAAATAAAGATTGCGTCCGTCTACAGCGGCAGTAGGACACCAATCGTCTGCTGCCAAAATGCGCAAACGTGTAGCCATGTTACCAAAAAACGGATGTCGTAAAAGCAATCCAATACGTGCAACAATGATTCGATCTAAGACCTCAACACGCATTTCTTCTAGTGCTTCGGGCGTAATATCTGGATCTGGCGTCCAGTGTTTTTTGCCCTCGATATTATATAAAACGTCTGCATTAAACATAGTGCTACCCTTATTTGTTATACTACTACTATAACATATTTAAACGATTTGTCAACCGAAAAATAGGAGGGCTACCTTAGATAACCCTCCTATTGTATTAAGCCTCTTGTGCGGCTTTAATATACTTTCCGTAACGATCGTGGAATTCATCAAAGCATTCCACTTCGTCCGGATCAATGGGCAATGAGTATTGTGTTAGTGCAAGTTTAATACCCATGACAACTAACTCAGTATCAAAGTTATCCATTGCAAAGCGTAGGAAGTTGTTGACTTTGTCATCAAACTTTTTATCATTTTTGTCTGATGCTTCTTTCAACTCGTAGCAAAGAGAAACAGTAAGGGAATACATAGCACTGATTTCTTTAGTCTGTAACTCTTTAACCTTACCTACTAAAATATCAGTTGGATTAGGCATCGACGCTGCTACCTTGCGATGCGCCATGAACTTGACAGCCAAACCTTCACCAACTGAACCACTCACTAAATCCATAGTGGTGTTTTCGTCGTCATCATCTTCAAGCAGTTCAGAAACAAATGACCATGAACGAGGCGTTGCAAATGAACGGCTTGGTGACTTTGGATCGAAATCGTATAAATCTTTCTTGCTAAATTGCAAGTAACCTACAACATCTTTGTGGATGCGATTAATAACAGCCCACTGGAACCAGTCATCAAAATCAACTGCCATTTCCAAATGGACGAAACGGTTAGCCAACGGAGCAGGCATACGATATGTAACACCTTTGTCTGCTTCGCGGTTACCTGCCGCAACAATAAGAACATTGTCAGGCAGTTTGTACTGTCCTACACGACGATTAAGAATGAGCTGGTATGCTGCCGCTTGTACTGCTGGCGCTGCCGAGTTCATTTCGTCTAAGAACAAAATAATGTTTTTATATTTGCTTGCAGTTTCTTCGTCTGGAAGTTCTGCAGGTGCCGCCCAAACCATTTTGTTATCGTTGGCAGCATAATAAGGAATACCTTTAATGTCTGTAGGTTCCCAAAGTGAAAGTCGAATGTCAACAACATGAGCTTCCATTGATTCACCGATTTGGTGAATAATGTCTGACTTACCAATACCTGGAGGTCCCCACAGGAACAGTGGACGCTTTTTCTTAAAAGCTCGTGTAATTGATTTTTTTGCGCCGTTTGGCGTAACTGTACGTAGTGCTACGTTTTCCATTTTGTATTACCCTTCTTAGTCATCAGTGCTTAATTTCTAACTATACATATATAATAGCATCATTAGAACAAATGTCAACCACTTTTTTTAGATAATTTTAAATTTCCGGAAATAGTAATACGATAATCATTACTTTCATAGTAAGGATATACTTGGTGATGTAGTTCGGCAGGAAATAGTGCTATTCTACTTTGCCATGATCTATCAACCGGTAATACTTGAGATGTTAGTTTGCCTAAGCAATCTGTATAAACAAATTCAAATGTTCCTACTCTATGATCTTCTGACTCTGTTATTTTGTCTTGTTTTAAAGTGTAAGGAATATCAACCCAAATAACAAAACTGTATAATCCGCTGTGTTGGTGTAAAGGAACAAATCCGCTAGGTTTTTGGAAGTTTACCCAAATCCTTTCAAAGTCAAAATCTGGTGAGTTAGCAGGAATTTCTGTAGTAAAATTATACATACGAGCAAGATAGTTATACTTTGCTTCGTGTATACCAACAAGTTCTATAACTTTCTTTTTAATAATATCTTCACTTAGAGGTAGTTTATGATACTCTATATCTCCTACAACACTCCGTTGGAAGTTTACAAGAACATCGCCAACTAGCTCGTCTTGCTTGATTTTTTGTCGTATGTTTTCTATATCTTTTTTGATCGTTTGAAAACTAAACTGATCAAAATGACTTATAAGAGATTTACAATCTTCAATGTAATTAATCATTCTTCGACCGTGTCATTGCTTTTGTTAATCCATATTTGCGTAAGTCACCAGCAAACAATGTTAACTCTACTGCCTTCTTTTCATTTAATACAGTAATACTTCTGTTAGTTAAGTAATAAGGACAATCAATAAATTGATCTAAAAAAATTATAACCTGTGTAGTAAGAGGCATTTCTTTTGGATAAGGTATGTCATAGGTTGCAAGTCCTATTTCTCTAACAGTATCCATTCCGGTTTCAGTAAGTCTAAGCCCGCCTACTTTTTTATCTCTAGTGTTTTGCCACCACAAAGGCATAACTTCTTTGACTGCAAGCTCATTATAACTCTTGCCTAGTTCTTTTAAGAATAGTTTGGTGTATGTTTCTTTCCAGCTCACGGATATTATTCAGTCTCACGTTCACCCGATGTCAATTTAAACACTGCAAAATCGTTACATTTAAACATTTCATTTAACTTCTTTGCAAGGTTATGTGCATGACCTGGATTAGAGAATGATACCTTTTTATATTTTGGACCAGGATAGTTAGTAAGAACATTAGAGCTCTTAAGATTGAAAGGTTGGTCCTTGTAAAATACTGCCCAAATGCCCTCGGCTTGTAATACTTGTTCGCTTCTATAGGTTTTGTTATTTGTAAATTCCAATAACACATTTGGCTTTGGCCTACTCATATGCGTAATTCCTTTATTATATACGCATATATTTATCTCTTTTAAGTTATCTACGTAGTTAAATCACCGCCGTCTAGCTGAACTTGTATTACTTCGTCTTCGGCTTTACGAGCATATTCTTGTACAAACTTTTCTAAATCTCCGTTTAGTCTAGACATAACAATGCCTAATGTGTAAGCAAGATTTCTTGCTTGTACAATATCAATTCTTAATTCTTTAGCACGGGCATTATCTGCATTTTTTACAGCCTGCAAAAACAGTTGTATCGGAGCAGTATTAAGCGGATCTGTTTGCACGGCTTAACTCCTGTTTCATTTCTAGTTCAGTTTTAAACGGACCTTTGTATTCGTATCTTTCAACTGTGATAAGTTTTGGACAAAAACTTTTGACCCAGCCTTTGTCAAAATGAATAATATAATATCCTGCACAGTAGAGGCTTTTTGATTTGATACTTTTTGTAAACAGTGGCAATTTACGTTTTACATCAAACATAGCATTGTAAGGAGTACAACTTGTCGGAAAATTACTTACAACCTTTTCTGACGTATCATCAGGAATTTTAATTTCAGCTTGCGCTTCAAAAACAAAACTACCTAGCTTTTTCTTTAATTGACGTTCATTGTCATAAAAATGTACACCGTTGCTGTCACTTAGCATATATCGATCATCTGACCAACTAAGTGTTCCAACACGGGTTTCACCGTCTTCTACAATCCAATATTTGTCTTTCAAGATAGTTTTTGCTTTCAATGTCATACAGGGTACCTCGCTTGTAATGGTTCTGAAAAAGATTGTGCTTGATCTGCAATACGTTGCATATCCCACTTAGCACAAAATTTCATTAGACGCATGCCGACTTGACTAATGTCTTTTGGAGTCATATGTTCGGCAACCGTACTATTAATTATCTCTTTAATATCGTCTGGTTGTGCAGACAAATCACAAAGAGTAACATTACGATTGTAGTCGTCTAGTACACGATGTTCTTCACCGTTATGATCTACCCAACGCTGTAGCATCATATTATTCCAGTTAAAGCCTTTGTTGTCTTTGTCAGCAAATGCTTCTAACAAACCTACTTTGTTCTTTGTGCCTTTCTTGCGCACACCAGGGTAGGCACTAAAAACATTGTCGCTAGTGTCGCCACGCATACACTTTTCAAACAACATAAACGCAGGATCAGGAGCAGGCTTAGGTTCACCTGTTTTCTTGTCTACAACAGGTTTACCTTTATCATCAAAGTAACCTTCGTGTGTAATTGTAACATTTTGTATACCGTTATATTGACGTACATTAGGCGCAATAAGTTGTGCAAAGTCACCGTCAGTCGAAATAATAACGTGATCGTCGTTAGGATGATTCTGTACCCAACCTGCAATAAGATCATCTGCTTCTAGTTGCGGATGACGCATAACGGTGCAGTTAGTTTTTGTATCAATAAAGTCTTTGAACTCGTCAAAGATTTCCCAAAACACTGTATCTTCTTCTGCTTCGCGTGGAGTAAGTGCATCACGTGCCTCTTGCCTGTTGCGCTTGTAAGGCTCGTAATAATCTTTGCGCCAACTACGTCCTTCTAAACAAAATACAACATGAGTGCCGTTAAAGTCTTTCCAAGCCTTTTTAATACTGTTAAGAGTGATATGCATTGCCATGCCTACTTTCGTATCGATATCGCCACGTACAACGTGACGAGCTCTAAAGAAAGTATTAGCAGTGTCTACTAGTATGTAAGTCATTCAATAAGCCTATAATGTTAGTTACAATATACATTATTACATATATGTTGCAACTTGTCAACCATTAAGATACTTCACTTTTACCTTTGTCAATCGGAACAACATTAATGTAACCTGCATTTCTATCAGTGTCCATTCCTTCTTCTTCGAGCATTTGCATAACAATAGTTCTAAACCAAGCATCAACAATCTGTTCGTTTGTTTCACCCGAATAACCTGCATCGAGTAATTGTTCTATAAACTCGTTGTTCCAATCAAGCTCAAAGAATCCGTTACGAATATTATCTGGATTTACTTGAGTATCGAGTACAGCAACCCAAGGCTTACCTTTTGCAGTGGCCGCTTCCTTTTCCTTCTCAAGTGCTTCTCGACGAAGTTGTTCAGCAGTTTTTACTTCTTCTGTAGCTTGCTCTAGTTTTTTATCTCTTACGAGTTTATTCCACCAACCCATTATTTTTCCTCCTTTAAGTACTCCACACTTTGTGTCATACGTGTTATTGAAAAATACTTAGGATCATTATAGGTATGTGTACCTTCTGCTCTTAGATCGATATACATACCTTCTTTTTGTAAAACAGCCCAAAGAGCATTTAAATCTTTCAACTGCTTTTTAAAATCATTAACAAGTTTAGTTACTTTTGGGTCCTTCATAGCTGTTTCCTTATTTTCTCATATTGTTTTTCAGTAATTTTTTTTGCTTGTAAAACTTCAAGATCTTCTTTACTAAGTCCCCCAGGCATTCCCGAATAATGATATGTGGAGTCTGGGTGTAAATCGCCATCCTCGTTGCATACAGGCTTCCGCCACGTCTTTAACATTGAGGTTATATTCTTCCGAACGTCCGCCAAGCGGCATAAGATATACTGGACACTCGATGCCTCGTTCACGATATGCTTCGACAGCTCTAGTAACTTCTTCAAAGTCGTCAGCAGTAGCGACAACAAACTTGAAGTAAATGTCACTGCCGTCAACAAGGCTATACTCACGAGCGACATCAGGCAATATAGCAGTATCCCAAGGTTCTCCGCTAACACTAAGTTTTGGGGAACAAGACCACGTGACTGTAAATCTGTCTTGATTGTTGAGATATTCGTAGAAATCATCGTGTAGATGTTGTGTAGTGTTTGTTTCAAATGTAACATTTTTTAAGTCCTGCATACGTGGATGTTCGAACAAATCAATGTAGAGCTTTTGCCACGCTAACAAAGGCTCGCCACCGGTCATGATCAAATGTATGTCTTGCCCGTTGTCCTGCGTCCACTTACCTTCTGGAGTAAGCGACAACAAATGTTCAACTACTTCATCTACTTCTGCAAGTTTATTGAAGTCTTTGAATTCTGGATAGATACTTGCATACGTATCACAGCCTGTGTGAATGATAGGCAAGTCTTCAAATTTTTCTGTAGTTAGGTGTACACCTGCATCTAGCAATGCTTTTACTTCTGCATTATAACGCTGACCTTCTTTATGTTGTTCCCAGCGATCTTTTTTAGTATCTACACCAAAGTTCATACAGCGAAAGTTACAACCAAATGTACGCAGA